CTTTTGTATTTGAAGAAGATGATATGCTTTGAGTTGAATTATTATAATAAGCTAAAGTAGAAGAAATAACTGGATCACCGCTGGTTCCACTTGTTCCTGAAGTTCCGCTTTGAGGTTCAATAATAACACCACGGAATGTTAAAACATTTGCGGAAGTTGTTGTTAATGCAAAATAAACAGGTTTAGAAACTTCGCCAAAATTACTTGGCTCCGTTGTTGTTGCTGCACCCGCTGTAGTCGCCGATAAGAAATAAACTTGTCCCGGCGTTAATCCGCTTAATCCTTCAATTAATCCATCATATACTAATTTAAAAGTATTTGAATTAACAATAGTTCTTACTACGCCTTGAACTTCAGCATGTTCGGCACTATCAGCTTGCGCTTTATACCATGTAGTCCCATCGAATCTAACAATATCACCAACAACGAATCCATGACTTGCTTGAGTAAATTCATCAATCAAAGCAGTACCATTACCAGTATCTAATTGTTTTTTAACAATATTATCTTCAATTACTAACTTATATAAATTTTCAGAAGTTGTAGTTGTTGGAAGTTCTGTAAATACTAAATTATTAGAACCACTATAATATAATGTTCCAGTTGTTAATGAATCTACTCCATCAAATTTTGGTATATATCCAGAAACTCCAACTCCATCAAATACATATCTTCCGCTTAATGGAGATAAATTAATCGCTTGATTTATATATCCAGAACTAATAAGTAAAGTATCAGAGAATTCTGAAACAACTTCGTTTGTGTTTATTGCGCGAACTTTTACAAAATAATTTGCATCTTCTTTAACTGGAAAAATAAAAGAAGGATCTATAGTAGAATAAACAAAATCAGTAAATCCTGTTATTCTTTTCGCAATTGATATTCCAGTTACCGCATCTTCTAAATTATTGTATCCTGTATTATTAAAAGAAAAAGATGGCAAATATCTTTGATTAGAATATGTTCCAGTATATATATTTCCACTAAAATGCCCACCAGACGGCAAGAAAGAAAAAGAATTATTTCCTGTGTTAGCGTAACTTAAAAATATTTCAGAATAATTAGACGAACCCGAAGGAATTCTTATTTCGGTTATATAATTTATACCAGAAGAATACTGAGGATATAAACCTGTAGATAAAGATCCTAAATTATCAACATATATAGTATGATCATTCCATTTTATTCCTGAAGCTCCATTAGATTCAAAAATTACCGCAAGAGTATTTAAACCTGTTCCAGTTCCTTGTACAATAGATGAAATCTTATCAATAGATCTATTTTGCAAAAAATAATCATATTTATTTGAATTTGAACCGCTTTCTTCAACTAAAATATGAAAACTACAATCTTGACTTTGTTGTACAGAATCCCACTTTATAAAAGCATTAAGATTTAAATCTTTTGATGTATCATTATAATTATTAAAAACATAGCCAGTTATATTATTTATCTGATACGGCAAATTAGTATTTGAATAAGAAGAAGGTTTTATTCCTGAAGATACTATCTTCTGACCTGTTAAAAGATATCCATAAGGAACAATATGAACATAATATGGAACTCTTAAAGAATTATCAGTATTAACATCTGAACTATTTTTTTGTAAATCTTCTACATCGATATTATCAATCAAAGGAGCATTATAATTTTGATATAATAAATAATCCGCTGAATTTACATCAAAAACCACTCCAGTTGTAACAAAAACATCTAAAGATTGAATAGTCTTACGATCAGCATAAGATAAATTTATTTGAGCATTGTTATCTATTTTATATCCGCTTATATTGACTGAAGGATTGCCAAAATTAATTAAAGCTATACCAGTGCTTGTTTTACCTTGTAAATCTTGACTTACAATATCAACAAAGAACTGATTTAAATTTTGTATATTTTCTGATCCAGTAACATGTAAAAAACTTTGATATAGATCAGAATTACTAATAGAATAATTAGTCTCAATAAAGCTATTTGGAGTGGTAAACAACAAATGTCTACCTGTATCATAAAAGTTTAAATAAAAACCCGAAAAAGCAGCATCTGTTACATATGTATCTATAATATCTAAAGTTACAGGTCTTCTAACAGTCCAAGACAACTCTATATTATTTTGAGCTAAAAAAACATTTATCAAAGGTATAGAAGCATCTAAACCATATTCACTTGCCGACAAACTAAAGTCTTTTGAAGAATATGGGCCATTCAGCAAAACATCAACGCTTTCAACCTTGAAAGGCTGATCATAATTAATACCACTGTTAGTAATAAAAGCCATGTTATATTTTACACATTAATTAATTTCATTTTTGAATCAAAAGCATAAAAGTCTATATCATAAGCTACTGTATTTTGAATAGACCCATTTCTTTTCTCTCCTAAAAAGACGCTTATTTTCGACGCTTCGCTCTTTAAAACTTTGAATTTTAATATTTTGCCATCTTTTATTATATTACAATAAACTCCATAAATATACAAAGAACTAGATAAAGTATTAAACAAAGACTCAAAATCTATTTCAATAGACATATAATTTTTTAAATTAAAATTAGGATTCAAGACTTCAGTTTCAATAATAAAAGAATAGTCAAAAATATTATTAATAGAATCAACGTATGATAAATACTGAGTTTTTATATTTGCATTTATAATTGAATCTGAAAAAAGAGGTTGTATATACTCATCTGTTGAAAAAACAATTTGTTTTTTAATATATTGATTTTTATCTATATATTCATCTTTATCTATATCTGTAAATTTTTCATTACTATATTTCAAAGCCGATATATTATAATCATTCGAAGAAGATTCTGTTATTCCTATTATTCTATATAAATCTTCTTTATCAGTATTATTTTCTATATAAATAGAAAAATTAGCGTCCGCTCTTAAATTTGAGAATTTTCCATAACTTGTTATAGGAAATTCAGAAAAAACTATATTTTCTATAGAAGCGTATTGAGTATTTAAAGCACAAACAGCATATAAGCTATTTCCCAATTGTCTTGTTGTCTCGTATATTTTACTATTATTTCTATAAAATCTTATATAATTTTTACTATAAGTTATTGAAAAAGAATCTGTTAATGCAAAAGTTCCCGTATAAACAGTAGATCCAGTAATTTCCACATAATAGGTAGAACCGTTAAATCTAAATAGATAAGTTATATCAGTATAACTTATATTAAGATCGTAAACTTCAGATAAACCTATTGCACTCTGATTTGAGAAATCCGGTATTGTAAAAGACAAACTGCAATTATCAATATAAGATTGATTTGTATAAGCTTTCTTATTCCAGCCTGAAGTAATTGAGCTATCAGCGGTCAATATTTGATTATTATTTGAGGCTATAATACCAGCTTTAATATACCAATTAAAATAATCAAACTCTAATAGCTTTAGCCTCAAATCTCCATTGCTCGCTTCAAAAATATTCAAAGTCGATTCCAGAGGTTCATCATTTACTATAGAAAAGATTTTTATTTTCTTTCCTAGAACATCTTGCTTCAACTCTCTATCTATATAAACATAATTATTTTTAAAGTCTAATGATACTATCTTTCCAAATTCTAATTTTGAAATCTTTAAGTTATCGGCGACTCTTATAATATCACCTATTTTCAAATTCGTAGCCTCAATTCCAGTAGAAAAATTAACGGTTTGAGATTCTAATTTACCTGTCAATAAAAACCATCTTCCAATACGATTAGCTTGATATTTTGAAGTTATTCCAAAACCTAAGATTTCTTTTTCAATCAAACCGTATTTCTTAATCAATTCTGCATCTTCCACATAAACAACTTTATCTTTAAAATTATCAGTCTTATCTAGATAAGATACCTTAGCAACAGAGAAAGAAGACTCTAAATTAGAAGAAGTATAATTAAAAACCCCATCCTTAACATTAGAATTCGTAAAAATATAAACAACTGGCTTTTTAACGTCAGTCGTTATATTAATCAATCCATTTCTAGAATAAAAAATTCCTCTAAATACTGAAGATAAATCAGTTAATATTTTCAATCCTTCGGTTTCACTATTTATATAAATATTCGCTAAAAATCTTGATTCTAGAAAATCATAATAACCTTCCTGCTTTGCAACGCAAGTTCCACTTTTTATTTTTAACGCTGAATCAAAAATTTTAGCTCTTGATATTTTTAAAGAAACAGCTTCATTTGCAGAATTGAAATTTGATATAGAATTGCCAACTCCTGTTATATAAGAAATTGCAAATTTTTTGATGTTATCTTCTGTATTTAAAACGCTTGCATTACTAGAAACGTATTTCTGCAATTCTGTATAAAAATTACCGCTCATATCTGACTCAATAAACTTTCTAACACCAAAATCATTACATAATTTTATGGTTGCCGTTGTTCCATCAGTAGTCACCGATAAAATTACTTTTTTATAATTACTTTGAACGTCTTCATCAAACTCATTTTTTAGATCATAAATAAATAAAATACCTTTTTCTGGATATTTAGCTTTTAAAGATTCTAAACTTTCAGTTGTGCTAATACTTATAGTGTTGTATTTCTTTTCACTAACTAAAAGGTCGTTGTTGAAAGTAAAAGATTCTGGAGCATATTTTGTTGGAGCTTCTGTTCTTACCAGTTCATCACAAAATTTAGATATCTTATATAATTCCCATTTATTCAAATCTGTTTCAGACATAGAGCTTCTAGCTAATCCATATCTTCCATTTATGCATAAATCATAAAATATCCAAGCTGGATTATCTGTCCATTTTAAAAGCTTGCTAAAGTTACCGCCCCAATCTCCTTCATATTCTCTTATATCAGGATCGTAATTATCTGGAACTTTAATTTTTAAGAGTTTACAATCAAAACTTCTTACTGGAATATTAGAAAAATGTTTTGCACTAACTATGTTTTTACAAACAGCAGAAAAAGGATAGGAAAAACCATAATTTACTCTTTCTATTATTGAATCCACTGAAAACGATCTTGATGAGTTAGAGGATGTTTTTTCTCCAGCAGCGGTTATTCTTTTTTCTACGCTATAAACATTTATTAAAAACTCTGGAGAATTTGCAGATAAATCTGTAGATCTATTTATAGATATTTCTATAGGCAGTATTATAGCAGTAGATTTAACAACGAAATATCCTTGAAAATAAAAGAAACTAGTAGATCTCGAACTCAAATCTGTAACGCTTACTACAAAACGAATATTATTACTATAAGTATCTCCTTTACCACCTATATAAAAACAATTATCTATATTAATATTTACCGTTGCAGAGGTAACGTATTTATTTTTTATATAATGAGAAAAATTTCTAGCCGCTGATTTTAATGATATTAGTTTCCTTTGAAAAGTGTCTATAGTATTTTGTTGAAATAATTGCGTTTCAAATTTACCCCAAGTATTAAATTCTGTTATACCGGGATCAGAATCCAAATCATATACTCTAGATTGATATGTATAAATAGCGCTCGAAATATCATTAAAATTATCAACCTCATTACCTAAAGCGATCTGAAAGTTAGCGGCAGTTAGATTTAAAAAATTTGTTTTTTTATCTTTTACAGAAATATCATTATAATACACTCCATAAGCTAATGAAGATTCTCTATCTGCCGTATCAGCATTTAATCCAAGATAGTTAACCGTATTACCATCAGCATCTACTAAACCCTCAATAGGGCCTTCTCCTAATAAATCAATAGCTTCATAAAAAGTTTCTGTATCTAATGTTATATTATCAGCATTAGCAGCTGTACTTAATAAACCTCGCAAACTATCTTTAATATATATATTTATCTTACTACCAGCATTATTTGTATCAGTTGATGAGGTAGTAATTGAAGAAATTGGATTTGAAGTTACTGACGATACTGATTGAGTATCAGAAGCTCCAATAATTCTTTCATCATTAGCCAAATCTTTTTCTATATCTTCGGCTAAATTAAAAGATTGAATACTACCACCTGATCCTCTTCCTGCTGCGCTCATATTAAACGTTGCTTATTTTATTGATTAAAGTTAAACCATTTGAAACAACAACGCTTCCTATTTTTAATCTTCCATATCCTATTGGAACTGGAACATTTCTTTTAGTAACGTTTTCATAACCAGAAAACAGTTTTGAATTGTTTTTTATATCTTTTGGAGCTTTTGGACTCATTAGTTTTGTAATTAACATTTGTATTCCAGTAGAAATAGCAATCAAAAGTAAAGCAATCAAAATATCAATACCTGCAATTGCAGATCCAAGAATCAACGGAACTACTTCTATTCTAGAGTCTTTTTTTAATATCGGAGAATTTAAATACTCTACAGACATTGGCTTATCATCAACATATATTATAAAATGAGTCAAATAATCTTGAAAAGTTCCAAGAGTTTCTAGCAATTTACCTGAGTTTGCTTCGATAGCCTCAAAAGCTTCAAACACAGTTCTGACATTCAAATTCCATTCAGTTTTCACAAACTGTTCAAAAATTCCATGTAATTTGACGTTAATCATATTTATTATATTAATTTACACTTCTTTTCTTTAAATATATTTAATCCATTAACATAAAGAAGCATATCTAAATTATGATATTTTTGATATAGAAGATCAGCTTCAGAGAAGTCTTCATTAACAGGATGGCTATGGAAAAAGTACAATATTTTATATTCTTTTTTTATAGATAAATAATCTTTTGGAGATATTAAGAAGTTCAAATCGTTATACGGATGAATATTAACAATAGGCAAAAATATAATATTTTCATCTTTTTCAACAACAAAGCCGCAAGCTTCTATTTCACGATTATCCTTAGAATATTGAGAAATCTGATTCAATATATCATTGTTTAGTATCATTATTATATGGAAAAGTTGCTGGAAAACCACCAAATGGCAAGTACGGTAATGAGTTTGTTAAAGAAGTGTTGTTAGCGAATCTTAAAAAACATCCCCTCAAAGTTTTAGAACATTTGTCTTGTTTCCACACATCGCTATTTTTTGATGGATATTTATTTGTATTCGCGCTAACACAAACAAAATAATTTTTTGGTTTATTCAATGGAACTAAAACAGAATTTTCATTTTCTAAATTTACGTCTGCCACAGCATCTAAATACACAAAATCACCTATTGCGTATGAAGTACTGGCTGACCATTCGCCTTTATAAGTCAATGATGTTATATTATAATTACCATTATTTGGTAATTTATTATAAGTTTTCAAAAATACTTTATCATTATCATCTGCTATTGGTACTCCTAAATAAGTATTAAAAGATCCTCCAACTGTAATATTTGGACCAGCATAATTTCTATTATTACCATAATTACAACCATAACATCTATAATTCCAAGAACATGTATCATTAGTTATTTTTCTTGCTGGTATTGATAAAGATTGAATATCAACTTTTGTTACTAATTCTAATTCTACTAAATTTAAATTTTCAGCGATTTTTGCATTAACTATAAATTTATCAAAAGCAACATAAGTATTAAAGTTAGAAATACCATAAGGATTTATTCCATCTGAAAAATTTGATAAATCTAAATCTTTTGCCAATATCTTTTTTCTATTGAAATTTTTGCCAACAAGATCGTTTCTATCTTGCAGAACTTTAGAAAAATAATTATTTATATTTCCTACTTGTATTTTTGGTCTACTTTGCCTTCCATCAGAAGTATTTTCATAAGAAGAGAATTCACATGGAATAAATATATATTCTTTATTTTGGAAAAACACATTCTTGCTAAAATTTTTAGAACCATGAAATCTCAAATAACCTTCATTCGGCTCAAGTTCTATTTCAAACAAATCGATTATTACATAATTATCTAATTTAAATAAAGTATTCATATTGTTGAGACTTTTCCAGCTATATTAAATATATTTGGCATTCTAATATCGTTTGAAAGAACTAAAGAATTTGTTGAAGTTCCTGTGAATAAGTTTATGTAAGAATTAAGCAGAGAGTTTAATAATTTTTGATTTTCATTATTGAATAAAACTCTATTATAAAAAATAATATCAAAAAAGCTGCTTGACATAGATCCAGTTAAATCATTAATCAACTGGAATGTAGTAACATTTAAATCTTTAATAAAATTAGATGAATTTCTAAAATTAGATGTTGTTAAAAAGTTTAAATCATAAAGAGCGTGTAATTCCCCATTTATAAAAATAGAATAAAAAGTTCCACTTCTTCTTATGTTTAAAATAAATGGATATCTACTTTCAGTAGTTAAGTCTTTAGAAAGTTGATAAAAACTTGTATTTGGAGCGTGTTTAAAACTAAAAAAATCTTGCGAATTATCAATAGTAAAGTTATATAAAATACTAGAAAAAATATTAAATACCTTTGATTCTTTACTATATGTTTTGTATGAAGCTTCTGGAAAGTTTCTTATATTAACGTGTTTTGAGCTTATTTTATCCGCCATACTTGTACTGAACCAATTTAAAAACTTAAAAGAAGTATTTGCAGATGGTATAGTTCCATCAAAAACGCCTACCATATATAAATCAAAATCCTCACAATTAATAGAAGATGCAAAAGATCCACTCAAAGAACTATTACTAAATGTGATAGCTTTATATCCTGATGACTGATAATTTGCAGAATAACTTGGACTACCAACTACTGTATTTAAATTTATTATAGTTGAACCAGCACTATCTTTTCCAACCCATGATGTTCCGCTTGATAAATCAGCATTATTAAATCTAAAAACATAATCTGTTGATATATCTGTATCATTAATAAAGCAAGTAACAGTAGAATTAGAATATTTCTTTAATAAATACCCACAAGAAGGAACGGCAGAATTATTTATTTTTTTAAATAAAAAGTCAAAACTATTTAAAGATGTATCTGCAATAGAAGAGGATTCAAACGATTTTGATTCTCTGAAAGTTCCAATAGGAATATTATTTACCGCAGCTATTTGATTCATTACAATTTTATCTACACCTTGTTCTCCGTAACCAGATTGAGGAGAAAAAACATTAGCAACAATTGCTGAAGGCTGAACTTTCCAAGCATTATCTTTTTCTGCCTGTTGTGGTGGAGAGTAAATATTATATTTATAGTTTAAACCATATTTATTATAAGAACCATTTATAGGAAAAACGCACTGTCTTTGTATATTATCAAAACTTGAAGCTATATATCCTTGAGTATTATTTTTTCCTGCAAATATTCCAATACCAGCTTTATTTCCACCACCACCAGAAGCTATAAAACTATTTTTTTGTATATATAAATTATATTTCAAATCTGTTCTAACAAATGATTCTGTATCTTTCTGCGATTTACAATTAAAATTAAAAACATTGCCACCATTTTTAGCATCAGAAAAAACTGCATTAGACTTAGAATAATCAGTTAAATTAAATGTAGTTTGAAAATCATAAACTCTATTATTGTTTAATGTTATTGGATTTAAAGATATATCTCCGCCCTTACCAAAACTACCAAATAGTTTTGTACTATTAGTTATAAATATATTTATATTTGTATTAGAAGTTCCGCTAAAATTTTCAAAAATACCATTTTGTAAATCTATAGCATAATTATTTTCATCACTAGACGTAAAAGAGCTGTTGTTTGGTAAATAAATATTTATTCCAGAAACGAAACCAAAATTCTTACTAGTACCATTAGCTTCGATAATTTTATCAAATAATTTATAATCTTTGTAATCACCATTAGTGATATAAACATCCAAAGGTCTTTTCACAAATTCTATATTTACCTTAGTTCCTGAATTTCCATTTATAACTTCCGTTGAAAGTTCATCTGACAAAGAATCTACTCCAGTTGCATATATATTAATACCAGAAACTCCATTCATGTAAGCATATATTCTTGCGTAATAATCTTGATCTATTTCAAAAGGATAATCAGTTTGAGATATTTTTTTAACTTCTTGTTTTTTGATACCATAAAAATCACCAAATCTAGGAGAATCGTTAGTATTTGTAGCTAAATTAAAATTAGTTGAATAAACGATAGATCCAACCCCAAAAGAAACATCAGTAGAAATATCCAAAGTATATCCAGTTAAAAAATAATTTTTTAAAGATCCAGTTCCGGTTGGAGCATTCCAATAAAAATCGTAATTTAAACCATTAATTTTATCGTAGTTTCTTAAAGCTATGAATTTTGTTACATGACCTGGAGTTGTAGAAATTATCCTTGATCCTGTAATATTTAAAGTTATCAATCCACTTGGATCAATGCTTCCATCTTCGACGGACTGACCAAAAATTGTTATATCTGTAATATCTGAAGCTGTAGAAGCTAAAATTTCTGGAAGATAATATATATCAAAACTACCCGAATATCCATTATTTATTATAAACTTACTATCAGATAAAGGGAATCTATCCGAATTAGATGTTGTAACTGTATATTCAACATCAGAATTTCCACTATTGAAAACATAAACAGGATAATGAATACCAAATCCAGTCATGCATTCGCCTATATTTTTACCTGTCTGATTTATGTACGTCATAATTTTATTAAGGTATTGAAGTATATATCGGAATCTGTTAAACCTTTAAACTCAATAAATTTTACAGATACATCATGATTATTTTTAAATTTATAAGTATGACTCCATTCTGGTGAATAAACATCTATATTTTTATTATAAGGTGTTGGCAAAGTCATTTCAAAAATTTTAAATCCAGCATTTGCATCTAAATATTTTAATATTGCTTCGGCCTCTTTATCACTTCTATTTGATAAATTATAAGAAAAATCTAAAAGCGTTTTATTTATTCCATAGTTTTCGAAAGCTGGAGCCGATGAATCAAATTCTGTTTTTATATATTTTGGCGAGACTGGTATTTCAAAATCTAAATCAGGTTGAAAATAAAACGATCTTGTGAATAAGGAGTTAATCCCAGTTGGACTAGTATTATGCGTTAAAACAACATTATCCAATCCTGTATACCAATAATAACCTTTAGAACTTTCTGCTAAAGAATTATAATAAACCACATCGTGTTTAGTATACAGTTTCGTCTCATCATAAAAGCTTGTAACACTTTTACCTGTAACTAAAAAACCTCTATAATCTAAACTTGAATCATATGCTGAAATACATTTTATAGCTATTTTATTTATATTTGCTTCTATTGAATTATATTGCAAATCTGAAAAGTATATTTTTGCATTATTTTTGTATGGAAAAAACAAATCAAAAGAAACAGGCTCATAACCGTCAGTTAATTTTTTAGGAGTATACTCAAAAGTATTTTGAAAAAATCCTATTAAAGCTTTTGCCTGATCGTCTGTTAAACCATCATAATTCACATTAAATTCGCAATTTAAATTATTTACATTTGGAATCACATTAACAGCGTAGTTATCACCATATTCCATTTTTCTAGCTTTTGTAGAAAAGTTCGAAGAACAGCCGTATGTTTTATTAAATATAGAATCAATATTTTTAGTAAGATAATCTGATCCCGTTATATTTATAGGAGAATATCGATAATCAGATGCTGTAAAATTTGAACTAGTAATATACAATCCATCTTCATTAGTAAAATACTTCTTAAAAAGATATTTTTCTATTGCTAATATATCATTATTTGTTGGAATTTTAGAGCAACCTATTATTTCATAATAAGAAATATCTGAAGCATCATAATTAAACAAAGCGTTATCTGCTGTATGACCATTTCCAGCAGTTCCTATTCTTAAATTTTTACAATCTAAATGAAAATAATCCGAAGTTAAATTTAGCAATTCATAACCATTGTTTCTTAAACGAAGATTATTTGTCGTATTATTTTTAATTATTGAAACTATATTTTTATTCTTTAATAATTTAGCTGCCGAAAAAGCAGCGTTAACACTAGAAGGAGAATTTTCTGCGGGTCCATTTGGATCAATAATAAACTGTTGAGACAATGATGGAACTAAAGTATTCCATGAATATATTTCATTATTTCCAGAAACACCTAAAAATCCGCTTGAACTAACAGCATTTGTATAATCAGTATTTATTATTGTAGATATATTAGGTTTTATCGTCGAACCATAATCTCCTTGTCTTAAAGCATCAAATTCATAAACAATAAACCAACAACGATCATCAGTTAAAAAACCTTTGAAATGATCGCCTGTTGTATATAATTGATTATAAGAATATAAAGACAAATCAGATATAAATTTAATACAATTTCTTTCTTCATCATAAGAAGGTCTAGAAACTGTTGATGCAGAAGGATTATTTAAATCTTGAGCTATCTCATGTCCAGGAGCTAAATTATACCATTTAGAAATCTTTCCTGACGAATCAATTTCTAAATTATTAAGATCGTCAACATTAAACCAAGCATATAAACCTGACAAATACAAAGGATTTAATTCATTTCCTGTATAATACTCAAAATCAACTAAATCATATTTGCTATAAGAATTTGTTATTTCAAAATTCTTGATTCCAGTTACAGAAAATTGTGTATCTAAAAATTTACTCATAAAGAACTCCTTAATGGCGCTACTCTCTGATTAATCGACATACTGCTTTGCAAAATACCATTTGTTTCTATATTCAATGATCTAGAATCTATCTTTCCAGAAACAGAAAAAGTATTCAAAAGATTGTTCGCATAATCTTTAAGATAAATATCGCAAACTGAATCCTTACCTTCTATTTCCGCTATATTCGATTGTTTAAAATAGTTTCCTTCTACAGAAACATTTTTAGATCTATTAATTTTTGAAACTCTGAATGGAGCTATTTCTCCATTTTTAAAAAATGGCAATCTATCGCAACTCTCTGTATAAGAATAACTGAAAATTTCATTAAAGCCAAAAACATTTGATAAATCAGAAATATAAGAATTATTTGAATGAGAAATGCCACTTAAAGTTGGATTCCTATTAAAATAACTAGGCTTTAAAGCTTCCGTGCTATTCGATGAATTTATTGTTCCATACCAATCAAAATCTGCTGTTAATAAAATAGGTGAAAACTGCGAAGCTGTGAAAGATAAGCTTTTTATAAAACATTTATTGACATTTATTCCAGCAAAACTACATATAGCATAAGACTCTGAAGAATCTAAAACATCTAAATAAGAAGGTAAAGAACCTGTTAAATAAAATTCTGTAGATAAACTTCCTATAACTGTTTCTTGAGGAGCGTATCGCAATAAACTTCCATCAGCCAATAAAACCGGCTGTATATTTGACTGCAAAGAAATTTTTATAGATGTTGAATAAAATACATCGCTATTTATCTTAAAATCAAGATTTTCATATTTTATAAATTTACTCATTAAGTTATGTTATATGAAATTGTAGTTACAACTGTAAAATTAATAGGATCTGTTTTTGTTCCATTAAATTCGCATAATCTATATTGAAGCAATTGACCAGAACTAAATGAAGTTGTTCCTGTAAAGTTAGCTCTAGTTTTTACATAAGTAATGTTATCATTTATGCTTCTAAAATATGTTGCACCAATAATTCCACTTGTAGGATAAGCAGCTGGATCACTAGGAGGGCTTATCGAAAACCCAGAAACATATTGATCTGGAGTTGCTGGATTATATATTTGAGTGATTGCGGATATTTCAAATCTATAATCATAACCAGCCACAGCGTCATCTGAAGTGGTTATCATTACTCTCTCCACTCTTCCAGGAAAATTAGTTAATGTAAATGGAGCGTATATTGAATTATGTCCAGATGGATTTGAATTAGAATTTGGATATAAAGGATTAAAGTAAATATCATATCCAGTAACTCTAGTTTGATATACTTGAACAAATCTGCCTTTACAATAATCATTATTAGAAGTATAACTTCCATCAATATCTAAACTTCCTGCTGTAGATAATTTAGCTACAACATTAGGACTGGCCCCAAAATAACCATCTTTAATAAATACTAAATCATCAGATCCGCCAAATGTTGTGTCATTATAAATATTACCTATAGACCATTTGTCAGTATCTACTGTTGAATCAAAACGAGAAAAAGTTACAAAACTATTTCTTGGCCCAGTATCACCACCACCCAAAGCTTTATTTGCTGCTATTATAATTTCAGCAGTTTTTGCGGTTCCGGTGTTGGCGAAATGGGCAATTGTTTGATCTGAAATAGTATTTACATCAAATTTATATTGAGGATTTTCAGTTCCTAAACCTAACGAACCAAAACCAGCATTATTGTAAATTATATTACCAGCAGAATCACCTCTAGATGGGCCTATGTAAATTTTATTATTGATGATACCAAAATATCCAGAATTACTAGTATTTCCTACTGCTATTGTAGAATTGTTTGTTGAACCATCGACTCTAATGACTATTCCAGATCCACTTACGTTTAATGCAGCAGATGGATTTACCGTTCCTATTCCTACTTTTGGAAACACAAGATCATTATCAACATAAATTACATTATTACCTATCTTTATATCTCCAAGGTTATTATAATTTAATAATAATACTTCATCAGTAGCGTTTGTTCTTATTTCGTTATTATAAGGATCAAATAAAATAGAATTTCCACTATTTTGAAATTCTATTATTTCTCCACTACATAAAAATTTTCTTGTTAAAGCTCCTGTAGAATCAGTTATTGCGAATCTTCCACTTTGATCAACAACTAGTAGATTAGTGAAAGTTGAACCCCCATTAACAGAAGATTCTAGATATAATTTTGTGTCATTTGGTTTTTTGCTAAATTGATAATAAACATTTGGATCAGATAATGAAATACCTATTTTTCTTCCTGAATTAGCTGTTGACATCCTTATCTGTCCAGAACCATTAGTAGAAGTAACATTATCGCTTACATCTAAACTAACATATGGAGTAAGATCATTGATTCCTACGAATCCATAAACTCCGCTAATTGATAAACCATAAGATCCAGCGCTTTCATAAAAACTTAATCCGCTACTATTTTGAGCCGTAAATGAATTAAAAGACTTACTTAATTCAGAACGTGTGATCTTATTATCATTCGCAGATGTCGAATCTGAGATTAAAAATATGTCACTATCGACAACATTTGCTGCTAATTTTTCAGTTAAATTTGATAATTGTATTGACATATGTTAATTCATTAAATAACCTCTATAGTTTAATTTTACACTTAAAACGTCATCAGCATTCGAAGAGAATTGCTGCGATACTAATTTAAAATTGTTAAAAGATTCACTGAATAAAGTTAAACCCACCGCTTTTTGCATTATTAGTAAACTTTGTCCATTAACACTTAAATCTTGACCATCAACAGATAAAACTTCATCTTGAAAAACAACTCCTTTAATATTTATACTAAAAGAATTATCTATATCATTATTTAATTGTTCATATAGTTTTCTAGAAGAATAGTCATCTATCTCTAAATTGAAACTAGCTGTTATTTCTATAGGAAAATCAGATAATACTTCATAAGGTATATAATTATTTGAAGATCCTAATACATAAATAGGTTTTTTAGGACAAGTTATATTATAATCAAAACTTGTTACTCTATTTGAAGAAGATCCGCTGCAAGTAATTGTGATATCTTTTACTTGTGGAACTGATATATATGGAGTTCCGATATTACCTAAAGCTGAATATCCAGCACCTATATCTCCAAATACTTGTATATTCATTTCTGTATTTGGAATTTCTCCTACTGAACAAGACAATCCAAAACTATTTAAATAACCACTTTGAAAACCAAAAGTTCTATTATTATAGTTTATGCTTCCTGCAAACGATAATGCAGTCTGATTATATTTTTCTCCAGTATAATATAAAAAAGGCTCATTATATAACAAATATTTTGACACGTTAAATTCGGCGGTTGGTACATCAGCTATAACTTGTTTATTATAACCAACACCAATTGTATTTATTGGAGCATAATTTATACTGTAAGAGCCATCAACAGAAGTTACTCCAGAAATAGCCCTTCCATTTAAGTAAAAAATATTTTCGTAATTTAATAGTGCGTTTTTCATTATTTTATGCTCTTCTTGTACCAGCTAAAGAACCACCAAATCTTTGTTGATCTCTAATTACATCAAGAACCGCTCCATAAATCTTTGTATTTAAATTATTAGATAATTCAACATCTTGTTGTTTATAACTTGTATTATTGGCTCCCATTTGTATAGTACCATCTCTATTAACAGTTGTGTTAAAATTAAACGAATTAGAAGCATTGCTATTATTAACAACATTTGAACTATTATTAGATACTGGAGACATTCCGCCAGATTGCATACCAACACCATATTTTTTAACAATGGGACTATTATATAATCCACCTTCCATATAACCTGGAATAGTATCAGATAAACGAGAACCGATTAAGCCACCAGTTTGACGACCAGTATATCCTGTAAAACCGCTAAAACCTGTTCTTACTATTTGAGGTCCAGTATATACTCCACTAGGATTTAATAACCCTTTATCCATAAATCCTCTTATGGAAGATGATTCTGCTGCTGATAAAGGTGCGCCAGTTTGCAATTTTGCTGATAAGTTCTGAGCTTTACCAGCTTGTACATTTGACATTTTATTGCTTATTCCTGCACCAATTCCAGCGGTTACAACTGCTGCCGCTAAACTTCCTATCATTTGCGCGGTTTGTTGTTTTCTTGCAAAATCTTTTCTTCTTTTTTCTTCTGCTTTTGCTCTTTGTTCATCTCTCAATTCACCATATAATTTGCTTTGTTCTAAACCATAAGTTGTCATACCAGATTCCATCGCAGCCAAATCTGTCAATTCAGCTTGGAACGAACCTCCAGAAGCAAAACGAGGAGCCATGCTAAAATTAAGCGTGTCAAGTGTTGCTGGCCCACCCATAGCCATAACTGCTCTTCTATTTAAAACGTATTCACCATTCTCAAGCAATGCTGGATATTTGTCTCCAGAACCAGTTCCAGAAACGTACATACCAGATTGAGCGCGAATAATACCACCTTTTTGTTTTCCTGCTGCGGCCTGAACTCCTGGAATATTCATTCCAAAACTACCTAATAATTGATATACTCCCGCTCGCATCATTGTTGTGCTTATTTCATCAAGAAATTTAGCAGCAACACCCAATAGAGCATCTCCTAAATTATCAGATTCGCGAATTGCAGCTTTAATACCATCGACAAGACCATCACCAAACATTCTTGGGATATCATTACCAAGTTTTCCCATCAATAATTTACCTTCATCATTTAAAGATGAAATTCCAGCTTTTAATTGAAAAGTAAAATCTCTTGCCTCATTAAGTCTTTTTAATTCTATATCATAAACTAATTCAGCCGTTCTAACATCTTCTTTATTTTGAATGCTCCTCTTTTCTAACAAACCATTTTCTTCATTAATTGTTTGAATAATTGCATTTCTATCCGCTGCATTTGAAAAAATTGTATCAGAAGATTCTACAAATTTCTTCAACTCTTCAAGTCTTTGTTCTGGAGTATATTCTCCAGTTGATAATTTTGTTTGTAAGTCTTGTAAAGATTTTAAACTCTGAGGAGCAACTTTCATTCTTAAAGACGCTGTATTTTGCAAAATTCTTTCATTTGCTTTTCTCATGTCAGCTTGATAAGAGCCGCTTATATCCAACATGCGTTCTTCTTTTTTAATTTTAACACTTTCAAATGGTCTTCCAAAAACATCCGATATTCTAGATCTTTCATTAATAAGAGCTTTTTGTCTTTCTATGGAAGCGTTTATTGAAATTTGATTTTTTTCAGATTCTAAAACATATTTATTAATAGAAGTTTCTATAGCATTTTTGATTGCAGTATAATTATCTATATCCGCAACTTGCTGATCACCAAGCGCTTTAGTTGTAGCATCAAATGCAGAAATTTTAGATATAAAAGATTCGAACTGGGTTAGTATAAACTGACCTTTATAATTTCCTGTTTTTCCTAATTCTCTTAATTGAGTAACAAGAACATCTATATCTTCACCAGAAACATTTCTACTTATTAACGCGTCTCTAAGTGTTTGTATTGCATTTTCTCTTTCTTTACTTGAAGTGCTTTTTCCTATTAAATCTATTGTCTCATATAATGCTTGATCTTTCAAATCACCTTTTTTTCCTTGCTGACCTAAAGAGAAAATTCTTTTATAAAATTCTGAAGATCCTGAAGCTCCACCTTTTCCTAAAAATTGAGAAACAATTGCATCCATATCATAATTAGCAATTTTTCTTTCTCCGCTTACTCCAGCAGCTTCACCAATATCAATCATGCCCTTACTAAAAAACTCTCCTAAATCAAATTCCATGTATGATTTAAAAATTCCTTCGGCAGCGTTAGATATTGCAGAAGTTAAACTGCTAAAATTTTTATCTAAAATTTCAGAATATGAATCTATAGCATTTTGATTTTGCTCTAATTCATTACTTTTATCAAAACCAAGCGAATCTAATATGTTGTAATAAATTTGTTGTATTTTTAATCCGCTTAAAGACATCAATGATCCATAAGTTTCTAATAAATTTTCCCAAGTTGTTAGGAAATTTTTACTAAAGCTATTGAACAATTCTGTTACAGTATCCCACACTTTTCCAAACACTTTAACAAATCCTTCTCCTAAAAATTTGAAACCATCTAAAACTGTATCAGTGAAATCTATAATAGCTTCTCCACTTTGTTGTTTAAATCTATCAAAAAAAGAAAGTTCTTTTCCACCTGTTCCAAGTTTTTCAGTTCCCGATAATATATTTGTTGACAAAGCGGCTCTTCTATTCATGTCCGAAATAATTAAATCAAGTTCTTTCGTTGACTTTCCTTGAACCTTACCTAACAAATCACTAGAACTTAAAGAGCTTAAAGCTGCTGCTAGATTTTTTTTAGCATCTTCTATAGAAGCTTTGTCACCAGATTCAGTGGCTTTAGTTAAATCATCTACACTTGCTTTATATGCTCCAATAGAATTAGCTTGTTTTTGAACTGTTTCGTTTATAGAATCTTTAAACTCACTTAAACTTAATTTTGCAGCTTTTGCAGCTTGCGTAAAAGCAAGCAAACCTCCAGCAGCAGCACCAACAACAGTTCCTAAACCTGGACCTAAAACAGTTGTTCCTAAAAATGCGCCTGTAGATATAGCGGAAACTCCAGTACTAGCAAAATTTTGTTTTACTCTTTCAGATTCACTTAATTCATATCTTTTTTTATCGCCATACGCAAATTGAGATCCTATCGCAGAAGTTATCTGCGGTAAAAGCATTGCTGTTACTGGATTTGCAAAAGCCCTACCTAGAGACGAGCCTATTTTTGTTAAAAAACCATTTTTTGGTTGATTTGTTGGAGTTGTTGTTTGAGCAATAACTGTTTGATTTTTACTTGCTGTATTTGAAGTTGCTTGGCTAAAAATTCCAATAGACTTTTTTATTTTAGACATTCCAGAGCCTATAGCCGTTTTAGCCTGTTGAGATCCCTTTTCCACTGTATCTGCAAACGCAGCAGCAAAAACGCCAACATAATCATAAGCATATTTTATTTTTTTAATTACATCTTTCGCTATCCTTTCTGATTCCGCTTGTAATTTATAAGGATCAAATCCAGATTGCGTATTTTGAGTTTGGCTTTGCGTTTGATTTCTCGACATTCTTCTTCTTGCTGATCTACTATTTGCAAAATTTGGAATAAATCCTTTGCTCATTAATCCAGCAGCTTTTTGTCCTCTCATTGAATCACTCAATGCATTTCCTAAACCACCATGATCAGCAATTGCGGAACTAAATGTTGGCTGACTGCTGTTTCTAATGTGTGGGAAAGGCTTAGTATCAAAGATAGCTTTATTGCCGCTCATGCTTTCTTCTAAGCCCATTACTGCTTGCTTATAAGCAAAATTAGGAATAAATCCACTTGCAGAAGCCATCGCTAAAAACGCAGGATTCTTGACATAACTATTTAATAAACTATTTGTTTCTGCTGACAATCCTTTTACAAGATCAGGACTATTCTTGACCATTTGAGAATAACTCACACCAGCTAAAGGACTAAAAAGTTTTTTACCTAATTCTGAAGTTATTTGATTTTCATGGCCTACTTCATTAAAAGCAATAATTAATTCTTTTAGTTTTGCGGCTGCTGCGGGATTAGTCTTAGATAGTGTTTCATATTTTCTTGTCAATTCTCCAGTAATGCTTCCCGTTAAATTCTTTTTTGGGTAGCCTTTGTATTCTATACCTACACCAGCTTCTTTTAATGCAGCATCTAATGCTGATTGTTTTTGATTTGTTCCTGGTTGCAATACATAACCTCTTATTAAATCGTCTTTTACATCTTGTTGAGAAACTAATTGCATCGCTTTAAATGCAAAATCCTCAAATAATGGAGCAAATATATTACTATCTCCTCTCTCATCCGCTCCTTCAGCAGCGCTTTTGAAATTGATTTGTCTAAAAGTTTCTGTATCACTTGCTTTAGATATTCCTAAAGCAGGTTGAATAGCATCAAAAGCAGGATTACCAAATTTTTTAAACCAAGGAATTCTTATTGCACTTGTAGGAGGAGCAAAATTAGGAATAAAACCTGAAAAGACGCTCAAATCACCAAATTTTTTTCTTCCAGCTCTAGCTACTTTATACATTGCATCTTTTTTATCTTCTAGTTCTTTATCACTCGCAGCAATATCTGACTGAGATAAAAATTGAATAGCTTTTGGATGCGCGTAATTGCCTTGTGAATCTATTTCTTGCCATAGACCTTTTTTAGCTTTTTTAGCTTTTAAAGTTTTATCTATTAAATCTTTTTCATCTATATATCTTAAATCAGGAACACCATAGCCTTTAGATATTAATCCTTCAGACAGGTCATTAGAAATAAAACTTAATCTATCATAAGCGGCTTTTCCTGTAGCATTAATAGCGGGAGCAAATTTTTCTGCTGTAGGATAGTATTTTAAAGCAAGTCCTTTAGCTGCTAAACCCCATCTTTGATTACTTTCAACAGCATCTACTTTTTCTAAACGAAAATCTCTAATTCTTTTTATTGTTGCATCTGCTGTAACAGTATCTCCATCTTTTACATCATATGGTCTAGCTGCGACATCTAAAATTTCAGCAAAATTAGGTATAAATCCACTATACATATATGGATCAACACCTGTTCTATTTATAGCATTTTGTCTGTGTGCGCGACCAGCTTTTGATCCAGCAGGAGGATTAATAAAAGGTTGAGCAAAACCGGGAATATATTTTACATCTTCCGCAGTATTCATTACCCCACCAACAGGAGATGAAACAACTCTACCGGGAGTATATCCACCAGCTTGTGCGCCAACAACTTCAGCCATTCTAGTTGCATTTGGAATATATCCACCTGCGCGAGTAACTTGCAATCCGCCAGATCCTTTTACTCTTACTCCCTGACTAGCTAATTGACTAGCAAGCTGTTTAGCAAGAGTCGATTGAGCTTGATATTCTGCTGTCTGCTGTCTGGCTATTTGAAGAAGCAATTGCGCTTGTGCGGCTTGATTACCCATTAGTCCAGCAAGAGCTTGTGAAGCTGGCCCTTGTTGCTGCATAATTTGCAAAATAGATTGTTCAATATTTTTTCTATTTTGTGTTTCAGTTGTTATGCCAGCAATTTGAGGCAAAGCTTGTCCAAGATAAGTAAAAGAATTTTGTATTAATTTAAAAAGCGTAAAGAAAGCAGCAATAGCACCTGGGCCAGCTATTACATTACGAATACCTTTTAAAAAACCATTTGCAAAAGTAGAACCAACTCCTTCTCCTTCAAGAAGCTCATTTGCACTTTCGATAAAAGACTTTAATTGTTCAGTGCCATATTTAGCTAATGGCTCAAATGTTACTTTACCAATATTATTTGCTAATTGTTGAGTTGAAGTCGCTGTTTGCTTTAATAGAGCATCAAGAGTTTGATTTAATTTTGCAGTTGCAACTTCAGCTTCATTTGTTGCTGATGCGCCTCTTTGTAAAGCACCAGCATATGTACCTTGCGATTTATTTAAATCATTAACAATTGCTTTTAAGATGTTAACTTGATAAACACCTGCTACTTGTTCTGATAATTGCGCTCTTTGAGCGTCAGCCAAACCTTTATAAGCTCCAGCAAAGTTTTGCAATATCTGTACAGCAGGTAAAATATTTCCTTGAATATCTCTAACGCCAATGTTGAAAGCTTCTAACTGATCTAAAGTTTCAGTACGTTGTAAACGAGTAAAAATTGTTTTTAATGCGTTACCAATTACTGCTCCACCTCTTGCAGTGCTTTGTTGTGCAGAAGTTACCAATGCATTTAATTGATCAAGACTTACACCCGCTTCTTGAGCCGCTTGACCTGTACGAGACAAAGCTTCAGCCAAATCACCAGCTCCTACTGCATAGTCTTGTTCAACTGCTACTAGTTTATTTAAAATTTGAGTCGTGGAAATTCCACTTGCCGCAAATCCGTTTACAGTAGAGGTTAAAGCGTCAACAGCGCTTGCAGTGCTAATACCTGCCAATCTTGTTAATGTTAATGCGTCTTTTGTTCTTTGAAGCGTTTCTTCAGCCTTCAAACCTTGACGAGAAAATTCAAGAGCGGCTTGAGAGGCGTCATTAAAAGAAGAAGCTGTTAATTTAGTTACATTAAATAAATCAGAACTAAATTTTTGTAACTGACTAGTAGTCAATCCAAATACACGATTAATATCTGCAAGATTTTTTTCTACTTCAATCGTAACATTAGCCAACTCCTTAAAACTACGAATTACACCTCCAAGAACAGCGGTAGAAGCTCCGAATGCAATAACGCGAGCATTAGAAGCTGCGAGTGCGGCTTCAAAATCTTTAACATCACCCGTCATTCTTCCGAGAGGCTGAGAGAATGCGCGTTGATTAACTGTTAAATTAAGCTGATTATTCTGAGCAAATCTTTGATTATACGCTTGAACACCAGCTTGAATAGAAGCGGTTAATGCTGCTTGATTGGCTGCGACATTAATTTGAACTGCCATATTTCTTATTTACACGTTAAATTATAGATTATCCGAATAATTTCATCATGTCGTCCATGCTTAATGAACCACCTTTTTTCTTAGCCTCATCAGCTAAAGAAAGAGTTTTTTGACCTTTAGCTTTTATGCCTATATACTCAAGATCTTCTGAAGTTGCGCCAACAATAGAAGTTGCTTGATTTTCTTTGTTGTTTTTATTTTCTATGGCTTTTTTGGCATTTTCATTTGCATTAACATAATCAATAATCTTATCAGGATCGTTTTTAATTTCTTGAGGCATTTTATCATTTTGTTGAAATATATTTCTAAAAAATCTAGCATAAATAAGCAATTTTACTTGATTATAAGTGAGTTCACATACTGATTTACCAAAAAATTCATTAGGATTTTCAGCAAAAGGCATGTATAAATTAAAAAAATCTTGCAAAACTAAATGTTGAATTGTGTTGTCATTTATATTCTTATACACCTCAGAATATTGTTTTATAATGCATGTTAAAGTTTCTGAATCTATATCATCAAATTGATCTTCTTCAAAAGCAACTACAGATAATTTTTTATCTTTATACAAGCATTTAAGAATATAAAAATCATTAACCCTCTCTTCAGCATAGCTTTCGGCAGTTCTATTAAAAAAAGCTGCTTTTGTATTTTTTAAATCGTATAATCGTTTTTGCGCCGACTCTATATCAGCATTTACTCTTAATATTTCTGATTTTAAATATAAAGTTTTTTTCTGCTTTTGAAAGTTTTCTATTAAATCTTCTTCTTGTTTAATTAAAGATTCTTGTCGATTAGTCCATTGTTTTTCTTCGATAAGACGCTTTAAAGTTTCGTCATTTGTTGGAACCCCTCTACTTTTCGCTTCGTCAAAATAATGATCGTAGATCTGATCGATATCGACCTGATCTTCTAAAGATAAGTGCTTTAAATAAAAAAGATTCTCTAAAACTTTAATTTCAGAGAATCCATTTTTAATATCCCGAAAAGCTTTCTTGTATTTACTCTGTTGGGACTGTTCCATCTATTTCTCCAATGATTCTGTCGAACTCTTCCTTTTCGGTGTTGCTTGTAAAGAACCAATAACTAATGAGACTTGCTAATTTAGTATAGCATTTTTCGTAAATTTCATTCTTATTTTCTTCATAATCAAACATCGCTGCTTCTTTAGCTTCAAAAGTTTTACCTGGAAATAACCATTCAAATTCAGCATTTTTCTTACTATTATCCTTAAATTGAGTAAGATTAAGTACATACCATAAAATAGCTCTGTTCTGAGCCTTAATATCAGCGGTATGATTAAAAAGAGTCATGTAACTAGTTTCTTTTTCAATCAGAGTCTTACGACGTTGAAGAATTTCAGAAGTTACAGACTCAATCTTCTTTTTATAATCTTCGTCTCTTTCTGATTCTGGCTTTAAATTAAGAATTGTAAGTCTACTTTGTAGATCTCCAATTTCTCCAGCAGCAGAAACCATGATCTTTGCATCAGCATCGCTAATCAAACCACCAGTGTCGCTATACTTATTCAATAACATTGCTTTTGTTAAGATGCCATTTCTAATGCATCTACTCATTTCAATACTAAATTCCATGTCGGCTTCTTGCATTTGTTTTCTATTTGGCTGCAAAATATTTATTTCTACTGGAATTTGCTTTTTTACCTTTTCCTTATAAGTGCGAGTAACTGATTCGCCTTGTTCGTTTGTCACCGTTTCAGTCTTGTCTTCTTCGACCTCGGCATTTTTAAAAATATTGAAACTATACAGAGACTTTGACATAATTTATTTATACTAATATATATTCTATAGTTTTTCAACCAGTGTAAAAGTAAATATGGCTACAAATCTTATCTCTGCTTCTGAAAGAACTGCGCTCAACGCAGTCATTGACGATATTCATGAGACATTTGCTCGCGAAATCACGGTTTTTAAAGAAGCTTCTCAAATAGTAATCATTACTGATCCTAATTTTAATCCATTATATAATACCGCTGGTCAAACAACTTCATATGTAAATACACCTATTTACAAGACTTTTAAAGTTAGAATTCATTATAATGATGATATAGGTAAAAAATATTGGAGCGAATCAGGTTTAGCTTCACAGATCAAACTAGAAGCTGTAGTTGGTTCAGTTAGAATAAAAATACGAGCGGAAGATTATGATTATATAAAAGATGGTCGCCGTTTTGATGTAGACGGCAAAAGATATGTTTTAAATTCTACTTTTAGACCACATGGTTTATTCGATAATCAATATTATACGCTATACCTCAAGCCCGATCCATAAGATATGAATCCCGAATGGATAAAAATGTTTCAAGATTTGCAAGCTGATAGAGAATATCAAAGAGAAATAAATAAAATAATTGATCAAGAATTTAATAAAATAAAAAATGAATTCATTGAAGAATTCATGAACCATCCTATCACTCAAGAGATTAAAGGTGGAATAGCAGCCACCAACATTTCAGGAACTCTTGGCGGTATAACAAATTTATATTCTTTTATAGGATTTGACGAAGGAACTGATCCAATTAGACCTATTGAAGAACTGTTAAAAAAATCTAATTATAGAATTATATATAATAATAAATCTGTGGATGCAACAGTTATTTTTGATATACCAACTGCCGCGCAAATATTTGAAATAACACCTATGCCTTGGGCAATTGGAAGAAGCTGGGCTAGAGGAATAGAAACAGGTATTTCTGGACTTGGTTATTATCTTAAAAAAACAAAAAATAGTCGCTCTGGATTAGGTGTGCAATCAACAACACAACAGATAAGACCTGGAGCAGCATTCAGAAATTCTAAATATATATCAGATTTAATAAATAGATTTAATAAAGAACTAAAGCAGTTAAATAAACTAAACATATGAAACCGACATTTTCGCACAATGTAGTAAATAGCTTCTTCTTGTGGTTTGATAATTTTTTAATGACTAAAGGAGATGCTTATAAAACTTATACAACAAAATTATACAGCAATCCTGATTTTAGATTAGGTAATGGCAAAGTTGCTTACAGTTCTCCATATAAACAATGGGTATACGATAAAAGCATAACTGGAGCCACTATACCTAGTGGATTCACGATAGATGGAATCTTTAGACCAACTGGAACAAGTGGAATGGCAATAGATTTTGAAAATGGTCGTATAATATTTAATAGCGGAGTATCTACTAATTTAAATATATCTGGAACATATTCTGTAAAAGAAGTTAATAGTTATGTAACAGATCAGCCTGAAGATAATTTAATCATTGAAGGAAAATACATAAACAATAGTAGATTTACAGTAACTGAAACTGGCATAACTCCGTACAATCCTGTAACCCCTTGCATATTCGCTTCTTTAGAAACTGCCCATAATACGGCTTTTGCATTTGGAGGTGAAGATGAAACTAAATGTATTATAAAGGTTGTAGCTTTCTGCGAGAATCTATATCAATTGGATGGTGTATTAAGTGTTTTTGGCGATTCTTATAATGAAATTTTTAGTCTTATTCCAATGACCGCGCATCCTCTTGGTGAATTTAATGAATTGAAAACTGGCGTATATCCTACTGGATACAACTACAATTCTGTAAGTAGCGCTTATAACTCAGAAACTCTTTTCATATCTCATGTTGAAACTTCAAAAATACGAGACAGTGTTTTAAAAGAATTGAATCCTATATTACACATAGGATTTTTAGATTTTGAAGTAAAAGCCTACCGATACCCTAGATTATAATTTCACAAACAATACCAATCGCTGTAAAAAATATTAACATTTTAACAATAACTAACAAATAAAAATATATGGCAAGAAATCGTGTAATTTACCAAAGTCAAGCTTTATTTATCGCTCCTAGTTCTACCGGCTTGCAAGTAAGCGGTACATCTGGACCAAACATTGGTGCAGCAGTGACATCTCCAACTACAACTGGAGAACTCGCTTCTGGAATCTCTCTATTAAAGAAAATGGATAGAATCCAAAGCTGCAATTTCAATTTCAGTATTAATAGACAAGATATCAACGAGTTCGGAAAACTAGCTCGTATAGATTCTATCGTAATGGAAACTCCAACTGTAGGTTTGGATTTCTCATATTATGTAACTGATGGATATAATGAAAGATTAATGGGTTTCAATATTACTGGAGTTACTGACACTAATATCGTAAATGGCGCTCAAGCTATTTCTGGATTGCTTTCAGATCTACAAGGTAATAATTATTATATTCTAACTGTAGATGAAGGTGAAGACGTAGTTGGTGGAACATTAACTCCAGATTCAACCATAGTTGGAATTGGTAATGGATTTATTAGTGAATATAGTTTTGAAGCTTCTGTTGGAGCTATTCCCACTGCAAATGTTACAATCGAAGCTTTTAATATTAAGTCGGACGCTTCTGAAGCTCCACTAACTTTAACTGCTGCTTCAGGACCATTTAATGGTGGAGCAAATATCGTTACAATCACAGGAAATAGTCCTGCTGTAGATTTGTTCTCACAACCTGCATCAAAATTAACAAATGTTAGTAAAGCTTACAAACTTGATTATAGCAGAAATTTCACTGGATCAATTGGCACAGCTGCTGGTGTTAATTTCACTGGATTTACTACAGGAGCAAGCACAGTTAGCGCACTTCGTCCCGGTGATATTCTTTTAACTCTGCCAAGCAGCCAAGGTTTAACAAATCTAACAGACGCTCATATACAATCATTTAGTTTCACATTGCCTTTATCAAGAACAGTTCTACAACGCTTAGGAAATACATTTGGTTTCGCAAGAGTTATAGATGTTCCTATTAACATGGATTTGACTCTTAGCGCAATTGTTTCTGAACTAAGAGATGAAAATCTATTTGATATTCTTGCTTCACCAACTAAGCAAGATTTCACTATAACATTAAGAGATTCTTCTTCTAATAATAAAATCTCTTATAATGTTAAAGCAGCAATTTTACAGAGCGAAACATATTCTGAAAATCTCGGTGATAATCAAACAGTAGATTTAACATATACTGTTCAAATCGGTGGCGCTAACGACACCACTGCTGGATTGTTTATGTCAGGTAGTTAT